GATTGTCTAGTATAGCTTCTTGGAACCTTTTTCCCATCAGGGGCTAACTCCATATTATACTTTCTTACCTTTTTTACAGTATTATTTAACTGTTTCACCAACCCCATAGGCAAATCACAAATCTCTCCATGTTCAAGTCTGATGATTTTAATCGATTCTCCAGGCCATTTTCTATATGTGAATTCGATCCATCCGCCTTGAGCATCGATAAATTCAAACATGCCCGTGACCATTTTATCATCTTCTTTTCTCAACTTCTTGATGAGATCTTCTCTTTCCTGTGCAGGTAAAGAGTTTTTGATCTTCATCGTTATTTCTCTTACTTCTACCATTTTATTTCTCCTTTAGACGCATATGCGTCAACATATGACATTTTTTAAACAGTCTATACAAGAACATCTAAGCCCATCTTTATTTTGTTTTGATTTCCAATAACTTTTTATATATTTTTCTTTTTTACATGTTGCACATACTTTCTTCATATACTGCTCCTTTTTTAAGGGAGCAGCATAATCTATTGGTTATGACTTATCAATGATCACGCATTCGTGATAGCATTATTATAGTCAGCCTTGAACGCCATAACAACCATATGCGCAGATGCTGGACCTACGACGTTAAGTCCTAGGTTCATAACATATTGAGCCCGATTGTCGAAACTATCTACTAAAGAAGTTCCAGGAGGGCTTTGAGGAATTGTAGCACTTCCAATTACGGTTGCACTAGCTCCCAAAGGAACAATACCAGATCCGGCTGGGAAACAAACAGCAGGTGATGCACCAGCTGCATAATTAGCCGAAAGTGGAATTGTAAAGGCAGTGAATCCAGTTGTATCATAATCGAGTACAATCGAGGATTCTGTAGCTGAGTTAATAACTTGCAAAACTCTTGCTGCCCCTGGTTTATTGATTGTAGCTCCTGCGACAGGAGTTGCAGTCAAATTGCTAAGTTGAGTCATACCATATGTGGATGGAATTTGGAAATCTACCAACTCACCCGGGGTATAATCATTTGGTCTAGCAAAATAAACCTTAGCTTGGGTCGCTTGTGTAATCCAAAGAACTTGAGAAAGTTTTGGATACATAAAGCCAGGATATACTTTTTGGTAAAATCCTGTTGTACCAGCTACAGGGGTCCAGCCACTACTAGCCGCTGTTGCAGCTGTTGCAGCCATACCAAGAGTAATACTTACACCTGCACTAACTGCGGTGACAGCAAAAACTCCCATGCCACTTAATTCTAATGCGCTTGTCACATTAATCAAACGCACATAATCACCAACACTAATTCCAGTTGTTGTTCCTGTAGAAACAACAAAAGTATTCTGGCTTGTAACCGCTGTAATCGCTACTTTAGAATATGTAGGAGGATTAGTTTGGTCAACGAAGGTAAAACCTCCACTAGTACCAGTAGTTGTAGCAACAGCATTAGTCGTGACTGTTTGGCTCTTACCAATATAAGAACCTTGAGCCATCGAACTAAACCACTCTGATTCGAGAGCAGTTACGGCTGTTGTATCACCCCAATTTGTCAAATCTTTTACGATCATCCAATCAGGTTTGTCTGTCATTGGAATATTGACAGCCACAGGAGTAGCAGGATTTGTATAATCCCATTTACCTATAAAACTAAACGGTAGTGGCATATTTTCCTCCTTATATTCCTGTTGATCTTAGGTTCTGGACCCATAAATCGTTTGTGCATTTTGTTACTCCTCTTGCGAGGGGACATGTCATTTCTGCATGTCTCAATCCCTTTCGTTGGATTGATCGGACTATCGCATAGTCTTTCGACTCCACTGAACTTAGTCTCTCACGCTGCACAGAGATATTCTCCTGCTTGCGCCTTGTCGCCATAGTTTTCACCGTAGGCTTCCAAGTCAATCATCAGTAGTTTTAAATGCACCATTTTGTTAATGCATTGTCCCTGGTAAAAGCTACAGCCCGCTGTGTGGCGTAACATACAAGGGTCGTTATTATCCAAGAAACTGTTACTTTCGGTTATTAACCTACTGACCAGTTGATTACAAAATGTAACCATCTGGCGGGCAAACCTCTTCGGATTCGCCTCTCGAGCTTTCGTATCGAGAGCAGACTTTCGCATCAGCTTGCGCTGTTTTCTCGTTAAGTCGTTCAGGGTGTTGATTTTTTCTTTTAAGATGTCTATGAATTGCAAGATGACAATAGCAACATAACCAAACCACTTCCAAAGGTTTGGAATAATCTGCATGATGAGCATCAATTTTGATTCCAGATTTTCCACAAAGAGAACAATTTTCTGGCTTGATAATCTTCCCATGAGAAATATGATATCTAAGTTTTTCTCTAGCATTACATTTTTCTCTATTTTCTTTTTTGTAATTTCTAGCATATTCTTGGAGCTTTTCTTTATATCTAGGACGATATAATTTTTGTTCTTCAAGATATTCTTTTGGGTTTTCTGCATATTTTTCACGATTTTTTTCGTTGATCGATTCTCTATTTTCATCTCTCCATTGAGCATGTCTTTCAACACGTTTCTCTTTGTTTCGATGTTCAAAGTCTCGATCCCTTTCCCGTCTACATATTTTACAGATTTTATCAATGCCATCTTTATCTTCTTTTCTTTTACCAAAATCTTCAAAAGATTTTTCCGTCTTGCATTTCCAGCATTTCCTGATCATGTTAACCTCCTTTTTTTTCTTGGATTATAACACAACCGTGTATTTAAATCAACTTCCCCCTTGTCACCATAATTATGCTGCAATAGCGTAATCGTAGGCTTCCAAGTCAATTAGAGAAAATTTAGCCAGGGCATAAATTAACCCTGGAGGCAAATAGATAAATCTAGCTTTGCCGCCGGCTTGCCACGATTCTGTTACTTTATAACCATAATTAAATATGGCGGACACTTCATTTCTGAGTGTCTCCCAAGGTTTCCTCTTGGGGTCGGAGCACCGCATCATCTTTCGATGTTTTCTCGCTTGCTCTCTCACGGTGTACTTTAATTCCTTTTTATGATATAATGATGAAAAAAGGAGTGTTATATGTGGACTACAGAACAACTTGCTTATCTTGCTGGTTTTGTAGATGGAGAAGGCACCATTTATATTAAAAAATGCTTGAGAAAAGGGTATATTGATTATGACCCTAGACTTCAAATTGTTAATACAAACAAAGAAGTTATTGATTGGATTTGCAATCTTTTTGGAGGAAAAAATTTTGCTAAAGATAGAACAAAATATCATCCTACTTGGAAAACTTCTTATTACTGGTATTGCCCCAGAAACATTTTGGACAAACTTCTTCCACAACTTATTCCTTATCTCATTATAAAAAAAGGTCAAGCTATTTTGATGATTAAATTTAGAGATACATTCACAAAAAAAACTTGTCGTTTTGTAAACGAGGAAGTTTTTTCTATCAGAGATGAATATATGTTTCAAATTCGTCATTTAAATAACCCTTAATACTTCCGCCTTGTCACCATAATTATGCGGCAATTGCATAATCACAGGCTTCCAAGTCAATCAGAGAAAATTTATAGTGGTCTGACATTTTAACCACTTTATAGCCTTCCTTCGCAGTTACGAAGCAGTTAGCTATATCATTGCCAAGCATGGAGGCATTAGCCGAAACAGAACCTTGCTCGGAGATGAAGAAGCGAATGTTATTAGCGCCTCCGATCTCGGTGCTGAGGGTCTGGCTAATATTAGGATATTGGAATTTCTTCACAAATCCGGCCATATTATAAAATACTGGGATCATACGAGTTGTAGCCATACAACCGTAGGCATCACCAATAGGGCTTGTCATTCTGTTACCACCTATTTCTAGGCGAGTAAGTCATTTCTGCTTACTTCTCGGACTTTATTTATTCTCCGAGTTCGGACTATCGCATACATCAATTGGTTGAGACGGATCACTTATTTTTCCATCTTCGAAATAGCAAAGACCATTTTCTTTAATTTCGGCCTTCATACCAAACCAATTTTTGTCTTCGGGACTTAGTCTCTCACGGCGGATTTTACTTTCTTTTCCGTTATATGTTTTCATAAAATGAAATCCTTAAACAAAAAAGGTGTTTAATCCTTCCGCCTTGTTAACCTTCAACTTTACGCTGCAAGGCACTCCAAGTCAATTACCCAAAGTTTTACTTCGGCACACATTTTACCGAACTTCAAATCCGCTTCGACAATGTTAGTGATATACTCACCGCTATTGTTTTGCAGAATCGTAAATACATCGTTCACGTCGGTGATATTCATTTCTGTAGGGATATCACCGTTTGATCCACCTACGCAGTTGATAATAGAAGCACTAGACTCCAAATTATCTCTTTGTAAGGCATCTTGTGTTTCTCTCAGAGCTTGGCCCAAACGAGCGGCTGCTGAATTAAGCACGGGATCTTCGTTGGTTATTGTCAATCTGTTACTTAGACCTATTATTACTAATAGGCGGGCTAGTCTTCTCAGCTAACCGCTCTATGTTACCATAGAGTTCAGAGTACCGCATCACTCTTTAGAGTGTCCTCTCACTTACTACGTTCAGGCTGCTTGCGCTTGCCCCTTGTTGCCCTCAGCGTTACTGGTCGGGTTTTCAAGTCCATCAGAGAGGATTTATACAGGTCACATTATCTACGTTGCAATTTTTTTAAGTCTTGATAATATATTTCTCTTCTTTCTATTTCTTCTTTTGGTACTCCAAATCTATGATCTTTTTTCATAGGTTTGAAATTTTGAAAAAAGTTCAATAAAATAGATGCGTTAAATTTTTTCACCTTCATAAAAGGAA